GACCAGTTCACATTGTTCACACTTGAAACAAGAAGGGAACCGCCCGACATTCGCCCCATGACAGAAGCACAAGAGAAAAAGCTGGCCCAGCGCATCGCAGAATACGCGGGATACATGGACTTGACGCCCGGCATGGAGTCAATGATTTGGACACTGTCGTGCGTGGAGGTGGAGGAGCAGCAGCTGCAGGAGTACGTCGACATCCACGGCACTTGCTACCAGGTGGTGGGCAAGTCGGGCGACACCTACAGCCGGGCCCGCCCCGAGTGGCAGCAGCTTAAGGAGGCTCGCATGCGCAAGCAGGCCCTCATCGCCCGCATCGAGAACAAGATGCAAGGGGTGGCGGAGGAGCCTACCGACGTGGAGACCTACTTCGGGTGACCGACTACCACTACGACGCAGCCGCCGCAGATCGTGCGGTGAACTTCATCGAGCGCTTCTGCACACACGTCAAGGGCGAGCTGGGCGGCAAGCCGTTCCTGCTCGAGCCTTGGCAGAAGGACGACATCATCCGCCCGCTCTTTGGGTGGAAGCGGCCCGACGGCCGGCGCAAGTACCGCACCTGCTACGTCGAAATCCCCCGGAAGAACGGCAAGTCGAACCTCTCGGCAGCCATCGCACTGTACATGCTTTTCAGCGACGGCGAGCCAGGTGCCGAAGTAATCTCGGCTGCTGGGGACAGGCAGCAGGCCAACATCGTCTTCAGTGTGGCGCAGGAGATGATCCACAACAACCCCGAGCTGCGCAAGCGGTGCAAGGTGCTGCGCAACTCCGTCGAGTACAAGTCGAGCTTCTACAAGTCCATCAGCGCAGAGGCATCCACCAAGCACGGGTTCAACTGCCATGCGGTGATATTTGACGAGCTCCACACCCAGCCGAACCGTGACCTGTGGGATGTCCTGGTGACGTCGACCGGCGCACGCACCCAGCCGCTCATCATCGCCCTGACCACAGCGGGCCACGACCGAAACTCCATCTGCTGGGAGGTGCACGAGTACGCCCGCCAGGTGAAGGCCGGGACGCTGGTGGACGAGACGTTCCTGCCGGTCCTGTACGGTGCCGAGCCGGACGACGACTGGACACAGGAGGAGACCTGGCAGAAAGCCAACCCGGGCTACGGCAGCATCTGCCGGAAGGAGTACTTCGAACAAGAAGTCCAAAAGGCCAAGAACGTACCCTCCTACTTGAACACGTTCCTGCGGCTGAACCTCAACGTGTGGACGACGGCTGAGACGGCGTGGATCCCTGACGATATCTTCATGCGCGGTGCCGACCCGCTCCCGCCCGACGAGGTGCTGCGCGGGCTGCCTTGCTGGGGTGGCCTCGACCTGGCCTCCACCACCGACCTCACTGCGTTCGCGCTCTTGTTCCGGGACGACGAGGCCGACTGCTTTTACCTGAAGGTCCACCAGTTCGTCAACCAGGACAAAGCCGAAAGCAAGAAGCTAAGCGCGGGCATCGACTACATGCGCTACGCGAAAGAGGGCCACATCACCGTGACGCCCGGCAACGTCACCGACTTCCGCATCGTGAAGGAACACATCCTCGAGGCGGCCGGCAAGTACGACCTGCGCTCCATCGGCTACGACCCACGATTCTCCACCTACATCGTGAGCGAGCTAATTAGCGAAGACGTCGACATGCGGCCGATGGCCCAGAACATCACCACCATGAACGGCCCCACCAAGGAGTTCGAGATGCAGGTGATGCAGGGAAACATCGTGCACGGCGGCAACGAGGTGCTGCGCTGGCAGATGGGATGCGCGGTGGTGTACACCGATGTCAACGAAAACAAGCGCGTGACCAAGGAGCGCAGCGAGACCAAGAAGGTAGACGGCATCATCGCCAGCATCATCGCCATGAACGAGTACAGCCACTTCCGCACGAGCGGCAGCGGCGAGGAGTTCTGGGGGGTTATTTCATTGTAGTTACTTTTGGCGCACATGGCTACTTTCCTCGAGCGCCTCGGCATCCAAAAGCGGGCCCGTGTGGGCAAGTTCGACAGCGCCACCATTGCGCGTGAACTGGGCGTCTTCATGAACACCGGCTCGGGCGTGACTGTCACCGAGCAGGGCGCCCTTGCGCTCTCGACCGTCTACGCGTGCATCTACCGGATTTCGTCCACCTGTGCGTCACTCGCCCTCAACATCTACCAACGCAGCGGGCGCGAGGTGACCTTGGCGGAGAGCCATCCGGCATTTGACCTGTGCCGGTACGAGCCCAACGGCTACCAGACCGCGTACGAGTTCTGGGAGGCGCTCTACACCCAGGCGCTCATGTACGGCGTGGGCTACGCCATGATCACCCGGGACAACCGCGGCGACGCCACCCAGCTTGACATCCTCCACTACTACGACGTCGAGCCAAAGATCATAGCAGGCGAGAAGGTGTACGTCGTCAAGGACCTGGGCATCGTGCGGCCGGAGAACATGCTCGAGCTGGCCAACCACGGCCGCATGAGCCCGCTGCGCACCCACCGGGAAAACCTCGGCCTGGCAAAAGCGGTGCAGGACTACGGCGCGGACTACTTCGGCAACGGTGCGCGGCCGACCGGCATCCTCGCCCCCGAGCAGCCGATGAAGCAGGAGCAGCTGGCGCAGCTGGCGAAGTCGTGGAAGGAAAGCAGCGACGCAGGCGTGAAGTTGCTGAGCTACGGCATGAAGTACCAGGCGCTCACCATCCCGCCCGACGAGGCTCAGTTCATCGAGACGCGCAAGTTTCAGGCCGAGGAAATCTGCCGCATCTTCAGTGTGCCTCCCGATTTGGTTCAGGTGCCTGGTCAGTCGACCTTCAACAACGTCGAGCAGCAGTCCATTCAATTCGCTCGCCACACCATCACGCCCTGGGCGGTACGGCTGCAGCAGGAGGTAGACCGCAAGCTCATCCAAAGCTTTCAGCGGCCGCAGATATACAGCCGCCACGACATGACCGACCTGTACCGCGGCGACATGGCGGCCCGCGCGAATTTCTACACCCAGATGCTGCAGGCCGGCGTGGTCTCCATCAACGAGGTGCGGATGAAGGAGGACATGAACCCGGTGACCGGCGGCGACGTGCACACGGTGCAAGTCAACCAGATTGCGCTCGAGTACTTCGGCCAGTACAGCGAAAAGCTCGCCCACGAAAGCAGCGAGACAGCTGCGCACGAGGGCAGCGAATCGAGCGTCATGGAAGCGAACGAATACAACGGTAACAATGACACAGACAACGACAACAGCTGAAGCGCCCGAGCAGGTGCGCTCGCAGTACGGCGAGGCGGTGGAGCTGCGCGTGAGCGAGGTGCGTGCCGCCTCCGACGACACCCTCACCGTCAGCGGCTACGCGGCCGTCTTTGACGACATCACCGATATCGGCTACTTCAAGGAGCGCATTGCCCGCGGAGCATTCGAGGGCGTGATGCAGGACGACGTGCGGCTGCTCATCAACCACACCGGCGTGCCGCTGGCGCGGACCACAAACGGCACCCTCGACCTCGAGGTGGACGACACCGGCCTGCGCTACACCGCGCGGCTGGCTGACACCACCGAGGGCCGCGACCTGTACAAACTCATCAAGCGCGGCGACATCTCGCAGAGCTCATTCGCATTCACGATTGCGGATGAGGACTGGGACCGCAAGGCCAACCTGCGGACCATCACCCGCATGGGCGCTTTGCTTGACGTCAGCCCGGTGACCTACCCTGCCTACCCCACGACGACGGTGGCGGCCCGCGCTAAGGCGGCCGGCCCAGAGGACGAGGTGGTCGAAGAAATCCTCGAAGCCATTGACGCACCTGTTGAGGCTGCGCAGGCCGAGCCAGAAGTACGAAATACCCCTATCTCACCAGTGCATAAATTAGCACCCAATAAACCCACCCACACCATGAACTTGAACGAGTTGAAGGCGCTCCGCGCCAAGAACTACGAGGAGCATGTCGCCCTCGTTGAAGGTACCGACCGTGACGGTCGTTTGATGACTGAAGCAGAAGAGCAGCGCGCCGCGTGGCTCGTCGGCGAAGTCGAGGCATTGGACAAGAAAATCAAGCACCGCGCCGACCATGAGGCTATGGTCGCACGGATGGTCGGAGGCGAGGCTGTGAGCCGCGGCGAGCAGCGCGAAGTCGAGCGCGTCAACGGTCACTTCAGCTTGAGCCGTGCCGTAATGCAGGCAGCTAACGGCCGCTCTTTGGAGGGTGCCGAGGCTGAGTGGGCGCAGGAGGCACAGCGCGAGATGCGGGCTCAAGGCTTGCAGGTTCTCGGGCAGGTGGCTATCCCAACGAAAGCCCTGTACCGCGCATCTGCTGACAACTTCACGGCTGGCGCATACGGCGCTACGACCGACGGAGCTGCATTCGTTCCTGTGAACGTCGGCGGCGCCATCGAAGCACTGCGCGCTCCCTCTGTCATCGAGCTGTTGGGCACGACGACGCTGCAGGGCATGACGGGGAACCTGAAGTTCCCGCGCGTTTCTGTGAAGGCTGTCGGTACGGCTGAAGGCGAAGTCGATGCTAACGCGGCATCAACCCTTGAGATGGACGAGCTCACGCTCTCTCCGCAGCGCGTATCTGCAAAGACCACCTACTCCAAGCAGCTCCTCCTCCAAGGCGGCGCAGCAGTTGACCTGGTCATCGCGCAGGAACTGCAGAACGCTATGAACGCTTTCATCGACACGAAAGCTTTCGACACGCTCGACGGTGCTACCATTGACAACCAGAGCACGGACGGCACGACGACCTTGACGGCTGCCATCGCAGTGGCTATGGAATCGGCTGTACTTGCCGCAGGCGGCAACCTCGCAGCAGCCCGGTACGTCATGAGCCCGACCGCGTACAAGTTCGCAAAGAACCTCGCACAGGTTTCGTCCGTATCTGCACTGTACGACTTGGCCTCTAACACGTTCAACGGCTACCCGGCTGTCGCTACTCCGTACCTGACGGACGCCTCTTCCGGAGTTGGTCAGATGTTGTTTGGTAACTTCCAACAGGGCTGCATCCTCGCCTACTTCGGCGGTATCGACTTGTTGGTTGACCCGTACAGCGCAGCAGGCAACGCGCAGATTGTCCTGCACGTTAACCGTTTCTTTGACTTCGACGTGCGCCAGGCTGGTGCCCTCTCGAAGATCATCGACATCAACGCGTAACTGCAGAGCTGAGCACATAGCAAAGGCCCGGGGCACTCCCCCGGGCTTTTGTATTTTCGGCCCATGATGACAGTGACCATCACCAGCGCGCCAGTGCTCGACTCGATCGTGACGGTGGCGGCGCTCAAGGAGTTCCTCCGCGTGGACCACGCCGACGAGGACACGTACATCACCGCCCTGCGGCAGGTGGCCATCACCTACGTCGAGGCCATGACGGACACGCGCCTGGGCGACGTGACGGCGGTGGGCTACATGGACAGCTTCTACCCGACCCGCATCCCCATCGGGCCGGTGGCCTCCATCAGCAGTGTACAGTACTTGTCGACGGCCAACACGCTCCTGACCCTCGACGCCTCGAAATACTACTACGATCTCCAAACGAAACCCGCACGGCTGCAGTGGGTGAGCCCGCCCGACCTGTACACCGACGCCCTGAACCGGGTGCGCGTGAACATGACGGTTGGCTACGCGGAGGCTGACATCCCGACGCCGCTCCTGCAAGCCGTGCGCCTCATCGTGGGGCACCTGTACGAGAACCGGGTGGAGGAGGTTACGGGCACGATTACCACGCGGCTGAAGTTGGGCATCGACGCCCTCGTCAGCCCCTACCGGGTGCTGCAATGAAGTTCGGCCGGATGGATTCCCGCATCCTTATCGAGCGGGCGACCCTGACCACGAACGCGTACGGCGAGCGGGCGCAGGCGTGGACCACGCTGGCCACCGTATGGGCCGACGTCATCTTCCGCGAAGGCTCCGGCAACGAGGCCATACAGAGCTTGCAGCTCATGAGCAAGCAGCCGGTGCACTTCATCATCCGCTACTCTACGACGGTGGCGGCGGTGACTCCGAAGGACCGGGTGACCTACAACAGCAAGGCCTACAACATCGAGGCCATCCAAGAGATAGGGAGGAACGAGGGCCTGCGCCTCACTTGCACCATACGGGAATGATCAAGGTTACCGTCGACGGCATGGCCGACCTTGAGAAGCGCATACAACGTGCGGTGCAGTTCGGCACGTTGAACAAGCAGGATGCCTCGCGCTCCTACCGCAAGATTTCGCAGATTTTTGTGCGCAAGGCCAAGGCCATGATAAAGCCATACCCGAAGCTCATCGTGGTATCAGGCAAGAAGCGCTCTGCGACCTACGTGCACCCGGGCCAGCTGCGCGACTCAATGGGGACCTGGTCACCCGACAACAAGTTCCCGACGGTGCTGGCAGGCCCGCGCGCCAACCACCCGATGAAGCGCAAGGTGGGCGCCAATGCCGACGGATGGTTCGCGCACATCGTGGAAGAGGGTGATTTCCCGGCAGCATTTGGCGGCAAGTCATCGAGCCACCCCAACTACAAGGTGATGGAGCGTGCGATGCAAGCAACCGAGGCGCAGATGCGCGCAAAGCTGCAGCAGGAGCTTTCTCAACTCTTTAGCAAATACATGCGATGATTGCCGGCAAAGCCATCTACTACCTGCTCACCAACGACGGCCCCATCAGCGCCATCGTGGGCACGCGCGTCTTCCCGGAGATTGCAGATCAGGAGCAGACGAAACCCTACGTCGTCTACAGCATCCGCAGCAACGACCCGAGCGACGTGCAGGCGGCACCGTCTGCTCTCGACACAGCGAGCGTGGAGGTGAACTGCTACGCCATGAGCTATACCGCAGCCATCGACCTGTCTGACGCGGTGCGCACCTGCCTAGACCGGCGGAGCGGCACCTACTCCGGCGTCAACGTTCAAAGCATCCAATACATCACCGAGGTGATGGACTTCGAGGAACCGCAGCGCCTCTACCGAGTGATGAGCGACTACGAGGTGC